GGCCAATGAGTGTTTGGTTTGATAACTACGTGTAGGCGTAGGGAATAGATATGATGCGATCATATCTGCCCAGTAGAGAGTCGATGATTCTCAAGGGGTGTCGGCCCTAGGTACGTTGTACCTCCGATCTATGAATGTAAATTCTACACTCACAACCTTTAAAGGAAATATGATGACACAACATAATTTAATTGTAGTTACAGACGAAAACTTTGAACAAGTATTATCTACCTTAACGGTAAACAACGTTGTTAACATGCTTGAATCTATATGTTCGAACTCGAAATTAATTCACGAGTTACGAGCTAAGATTAAACATTTAGCAGAGACAACTGGTTTAAATACAGATTCGATAGAGAATCTAGCATCTGATCTTGTTGACGAATGCTTTGATATCGTTCCAGAACATGCACGTGAAATTGTTTGCGAGCATCTTATTTTAATTATTCGCAATATTGCAACGACAATAATCTCAGAATCATAAGGAATCACTATGCCTATTTATTTTGTGCCTACTACAGGCGACCACGAGAAGTTAATTGATCTTGGCTCTAAAGCTGGGATCCATGTTTCCTTTCCTGCCACAGTACGTGACTTTGTTATCGAGAGCGCAGAACATTCTCATGGTATATTTGCGATGACGACCGAGTCGTTAATGACTCTGACTCGCCATGCGAAGCAACTACTTAGCGAAATGCCATCGGTTGTGCTATCGGTGCCAGGGGTCGTCTACACCGCCGACTGGAATATTGCAGCGACCTCCTTCCACCCGTTGGACTGGTCTGAGATTGAGAGTAAGTTGTCGAAAACTGGTCTGGTTGCACACGAGATCGATGATTTAGAAAAACGAGATCAAGGAACAATGGAGCAAGTGCCTCGTCAAGGGTTCACATCTCTCCGACAATATCGTGCGAATAACAATAATGTTATTCAAGAAGATACGATGGACGAGGCTGGAGATGAAGGAATAGTAGATGACAGTACAGTCTAAGACACCATTCTTTCAAGCGGACGACCCTATATGTGACGCCCTTTTCACTACAAAGAAAGCGGAGCGTAACCGATACAAAGAGTACCGTGAGGGCCCTATCGAGATAGATTACGGAATTCTATCAAATGATCCTCGGATACTAAAATTCAAAGATGATTTTAGCCGTGATATGTTAGATAAGGTTGAACCTGATGTAGACGACCAGGGGAGGGTGTTTGGCAACGGATTGCGATCTGATTTTAACGGGATGCGTCATGTCAACGGTTTTCCAATGTACAACGCGACCTATCCTTTAGCTGATAATCGTAAATTACGTGCAAAAGAAGGTTTGGCAAATGATTTCGTTGAGCCATGGCATAAGGTGGTCTTCGAGTCATTAGTCGAACTATTCTTTGAGGACCTAGAGCCAGTTAAAATGAATATCCGAAAAGGTTCATCTTCATGTATGCCGTATTTCGAAACTGGGATGGCGAAAAAGATTGAGTACGCTAAATTTGCTCACGAGAATTCGTTGAAGGCTGGGGAACTCATGTTAAATGGAGATTTCTCGACATCTTGGGATCAATATGGTATAGGAGGAGCGGTGTTCTGTGTATATAGGCGTCAATCTACTGACGTCATATTTTACGATAAGAAGGCAAATACGTGGTCTTTTAAAGATAGACCAGTAGCAGATTTGGACTTCGCTTTGTCTGGTGGAGACGTTGGCACCTTCGCTCCATCCAACAAGAAGATGGATAACGTTGATTTTAGAGTTCCAGACGGGTTCGCACGTGAACGGAATAGAACAGCCATGGGCGCACCATGGGGTCTAAATGCCTCGTTAGCCCCTATTGCGCAGTCTGTTCGACATCGAATTTATGATGTGTTCGGTTACAGTACTCATCATACCACCAGGGAATCGATACAATCTGACCTTCGTGAGTGGAAATTCACAATAGCTGCTGATGTATCTAATCACGATTGGTTTTGGCCTACGTTTGTAATTGATACTATCGTTGAAAAATTATTAGCGATGGGCTTTGACGAGCGATGGGTTGTCCAATTGAAGTTATGTAACCTATTGCCTCGTTACGTTACTGATGTTGGTCCAGGAATGGATAATGTTTTGATTGGAGATCCTCGTAATCCTAATGTCCATGGTGGGCTAACTTCCGGTAATGCTTTCACTGATATTTTTGGTACTGTGAATATGATTTGGATTTATTTCTTAATCCAAGTAGAACACACATATACACAGATTATACCAGCTCTTAAAGATAAAAGGAGATGTAAAGAATTAGTTAAACAGTATCTAATGGGTAAGTTACCTATTGTGATTAAAGATAAGTCTGATGATGCTTTGCTAGGTTGGACAGATACAATATTAGTGTCAAAAGCAAAGAATCTGATGGACAAGATGCAAAAAGACGAGCAAATATCACCATACATGAAAGTCTCGTACGAACATGGTGGTGCTTTTCTTGGTAGCATCCTTCTTTACCCACGTGACAGGGATCCATCTAAGCTGGTTCTAACAGGAAATATTCAATCACTGGTCACGAACTTATTCTCACCTGAATACGGGGTGCAGAGTCAAGTAAAAGATCGCTCAAAAGTGAAAAGACCTTTTCCAGGGTTATCATGGGAAACTATTCCTCAAGTGTATGGATCGTGCCCGATGTATGGTACAGTCATGGAGGCTATAGAAAAACATTGGTACCATAATTTCTCAGAGTCTTTTTTTGCACGAAAACAAAAACAACTAGAAGAGGACAAAGCTAAATTAGCACGATATATCGCCAAGTTCCAACAGGTAGGCAGTATTGACTTCTCGCCTATTGACCTGGAGGTACTCAACGATCCGACAAAGCTTGAGTATAAGTTCGACAAGCAGGATGTATCCCCTGAAGTGTTGGATTTTCTTTATCAAGGTTTGACTTTAGAAGAGGTCGAGCCATATTTTAACACAATAATTGGACGAAACTAATGAATATATTATCAGAAAAAGTGGTGGTGGCAGCCGGTGCTGCTCAAGTTTTGACTACCGACCATATTGAAGAGCAAGCAAAATTAATGGAAGAAACGGTCTTTCCGCGATTCTTACTAAGCAAAACCCAGTATACTCTTAACCAAAAAGAGCTGTTTGCTACCTTGCTTACCTACCTTGAATCACTCGGATCTACAAATCTGACGGTTGGTGATTTACAGGAACTGGATTTTTTCACACGAGTTGCTAAAGAGGACGTAATTAAGGATAGCTCCATGATTCCATCTCTATACGCCTTTGTGAGCTACGACAAGTCACTAATGGACTGGCCTGTTAACAAAATCCTACCTGGTATAACAATCGTTCTTGGTGGACGAGGTGCCGGTAAGACTACCTATCTATTAGACGAACAAGAGTTAGATGTTCTAATTAGACTCAATGAACCAATGGAACATGTGGACTCTAACCCAGAAGTCTATCAAGCCACGTCAGTTACTAATGCCATATCTGTCGCTCTTTTCTTAAGTATGATTGGCTTGCGGGTAGCTATCGATAGTTTTAAATCGTTAGTATATGGTATCGAAGGTGCTGCCTTATCAGGCGGTATGTCGGCCGGGGTTTTTGACTTCATGACGACAGTAAACAATCTTGTAGCGAACTTTGGTACTCATTTTGTTGTTACGGTTAACCCGATGGATTCGGATCGTGTTGATAAAACATACGATATGTTAGCAGCGAGTGTTACAGGTATCATTTTACTTAAGAACTACCGTGAAGTGGGAAGTACGTTCCGATTGACAGATGGCCGCGTGGCTAATCAGTCAACTGGTGAGTTCGCCGAAGCACTGGAAGCTCAAGACTCATATCAATTTACTGGTCCCAATCGTCCGGTGATAGTACCAGAAAATGTAGAACCTATTACGCGTAGTCCTTTTGGTCCTCGCTCTATAAACGAGACGGATGATTCACCTCGTCAAGGTGGACGCATCGATCTATAGCTTCCACAATTTACCAATTCTATTAATTAAATAAAGAGATTATTATGACTATTACAGTAAACAAAATTGATACTCAAGCCGCTGGTGTAACTCAAAGAGCGCACGTTGGAGGTTCAGTCACAAACGGTCCCCTTGCGGGACATGGTCAGTTTAAACCAACCGTGTTCACACGGACATTGCAGGCATCACGAACAGGTGAGTTCCTAGTACCAATCGGCACTGGCCAGCTTGATCCTGTAAATCACGCCCGCATTATGCGCCAGCTTGCCGTTGACGAGCAGAAAGACATTAACGTATTGGTAGACCAATACCGTGAGACACTACATCAACTAGCTTTCGATTCCGATATCATTAGATCGACAGTCGCTGCAATCCTAGGTACTAACGACCGTCCAACCACAATGTCGCGCATAGCTAAGGTTCCAGCAGCTTTCGTAATCAAGCACTTAGTCAACAAGCTTCATGGTAATGGCGTTGCACGAACTGATGAGATTATTGTCCATCTACACGCTGATGCTTTAATAACAATGTTAGCACAATTAAACTTAATATCTGAAGATGCACCACACGTCCATCGTATGCGTCCTGGTTCATTATTTCCAAGCTATAATGATCTATTGGATGTAATGAAACTTCGTGATGTGATGTTCATGGCTACTCAGCTTGCGAATGCTGATGTTTCACTCCTACTTAAAAGCGTGAATCAAGACAGCAATCGCGGTGCTTTATCGACAAGTCTTATCTCACAGCATATTCAAAATGCGTTCGTAGGCGCTTATGATGCTTCAAAAGGCTCATATGCTGCTCATGATGTTGTTGATTCTGTGCTAAATCTGTTAATGCGTGTTTGGTCTCCTATGACTAATGAATCCCGTATGCCATCGGAACGAGTCTTAAAATCACCTTTTGTCGCTGAGTTCCAGAGTAATCTAAGTTTATTCTTGGCCGCTCAGGATATGGCTAGTAACCCATCCTCTAATAGCGAAATTGCATTTGGGGATGAGGAATTAACAAGTACTATCCTTCCTTTGTTCCAAGAAACATTGAACTTAGTATCGCCATACAAAGTGATGACACTTACTGATGCTGTTGGTTTCTATGGGATGAAATCATCACGAGATCACAATTCTGAACCGGGCCATATCTTCCTTTTCGAGGATTGGAAGGTCCAGGATAGAGTTGATGCCTTCGTACCAATTCGTCAGACGTTAAATTCTAGTGGGCGATTCCTTCAGGATATGGCAGGTGTAAGTTCTGCTTTAGCAAACACCTTGTCACCGGTACAAAAAGTTGTATCTTTGAAAGACTCGATTGAGATTCGTGTCGACTCATACAATATGGACGACTTGACTAAACGTGCGGCACAGCCTACACAAATTCACATGGCATTTCCTTCATTGGAAGTTCGTGAGGCACAGTTAGAAGTTACTCAATTTGGGTCGTTATATCCCTTCATTGTGGAGGGAAAGGATCCCACTGATAGTGATCTGAAGAAACTGGGGGTTACAAAACGTCAAGTTGAAAGCCTTAGATTTGACTATTATGCTAGCATAATGCATCTTGCAGTTGCCAAAGGTCAGAACCTTTCCGTCGGTGAGTTAGAGAACGCAGTTGCTGGAGAGGATTCATTAAATGTGAACCCATTGTACATTAAATGGTCACAGAAGACTTCTTTCACACGTCAAAGAGGTTTATCCGCTCTTCTACATGGTCAAGTAGAGACGACTGAGCCTTTAGAGGTCGTTGCATATATGGGAGACTTCGAACCTTCGGATATGCTAACTGTTAACTACCCGTATCTCTCTGATCACGATGGCGCTTTACATCTATGGAATTGGCCACGATACTCATCAAAATTAGCGCTGGATGCTAGTTTTGATATTACTTTACGTAACAAGAAATATACTGTTACTGTGAATGAGCATGAAATGCTAGCCTTAGGTGCTCGTCGTAACGAGATCAAATTCATGAATCAATACGATATTAAAGCC